ATACTGCCGAACCGCTACTTTCTCCCTCGTCAGTTATTCTGACCTTGGGGTATTTCTTTTGTAACTGTGGTAGGCTCTTAGCCTTGACAAGTGCTACAACTGTACTTTCAAGGTCTGTCGCCCAATCATTAGCATTTGCCATTAACTAAACACCCTCCTTGCCACTTCTGTGTATTTTTGGATTATTTCCATATCAGCCTTGTAAACAGGCATTTGTGCTTCTACGCCGTGTGTAAGAATAAGTTCTCCGCTGTCTGCATAATATCCCCATTTCTTTTGAACGCCGTGTCCTTCGCCATAAGAACCGATTACCATACCATTTACTTCGCCCTTAGGATGTGGGCTTGTGCCTGCTTCTCCGTTGTAAAAAACACCGGCTCCAAACTCAATGAACATAAGCTCTTTGCCCTCTACAATCAGAATCGCTTCATTGTAGCCACCAAAAGACCGGAGCTTGACGTATGTGTAGTGGTTTGTGTTAGAACCACTTCTGACACCTTCTGCATCGTAAGTGTAGCTAGCTTTTGCCATATTTTCATCTATGACAGGTATTCCAACTTCCGCAAGCTCTTTAACAAGTTGGTAAGTCTTTTCGGTAATCCATTCCTTGTACTGTTTTAGCTGTCTGATAGCTTCATTTATAGAGTTTTCAGACAAGGATATTTTAATTGTATGTCTTGCCATATTACACCTACTTCACAACTGCTTTAAGCATATACTTAGTTGAGTACAATGCTGGCTTAATGCCTACAATCGTAAAATCTGCCGATGTTTCATCAACAAGACTGTCAGATGTATATGTGGGCTTGCTATCAAGCCAAATAAGGTCGCCTTTTTGAATAGGCAATGTATTCCTATCTGTCAGTAAAATAGCGTCAAAATCAGCCGTATCAAAGCCGTATTCCTTACTCTGTGCTTCTCCACCGCTGAAAGCTATGTTTGCTTCAAAATCCTCAGGCTTTGAAAAACCTATCTTTTCTTCAAGGACTTTAGGCATTTTATTCCCCTCGTCATCAAGATAAGGGTTTCCGTCATTATCGGTGTAATAAAGGATATTGCCGTCATCATCTCTTTCGTAAATAGTTACTGTCTGTCCTTGAAGCGAATACTTCATAGCTTGCTTATTAATGTCAAGCATATTACTTCACATCCTTGCCAAATCGCTTCCATAATTCAGACAGTTTTTCCCATCCGTACATTGCCACAAAAGCAACAACAAATCCTGCCATAATTGCCGCAAGAATCATATACCACAGTATTGTCATCTGAATATACTGCATATAGGCAACAAAAGCCGCTACAGTAATACCGATTGACAGGATAAATACTATAATATCTGTAGGCACTTTATTGAATACTCCAATGCCCTTAATTACCTGTGTAATTACAGACACCACAAAAGCTAATGCTCCGACAATCGCTAAGATAATTGTCATATTTGCGATTAATACCTGCATAATTTCCATTAGTCTTTACCTCCATTCTTTAAGTGAATTTCCTGTATTTCGTCATACATCTTAGTTACCATTCCATTGCCACCCAATGCGTGATATGCGTTATACATCTCGACGAAATTATCATAGGCGTAAGATGGAATTTCACCTATTTTCATATACTTATCGTGATATTCGATAAGTTGTACTCGCAAAAGTAACATTGTGCCTTTACTATTGGCATCTTTGTCCTTTTTCTGTTGCTTCAGAAGCCAAACTATATAGCCAAGTAATATCGGTAATACTACGGTATAAGTTTGCAATAAAAATTCTTTCATTTTATATCTCCTGCAAAATTAATAGGCACACCGCCCACCACCCTTACTGTGTGCCGCCTGCTACCATATTGGTAACGCACAATCTTCTGTATAACCTTGGCAAAAGGAAATACCCCAACAAATAAGTTGTCTCTATCTTTCCAAGTTCTGTTGACACCATTCTCATTGTAGCTTGCCATAAATGCTTCGCCTGCTTGTGAATGGTCATAGACAGCCAGATTAACAATAACACTCTCAAATCTCTTTAAGTCCTCGGTTATCATTTCGTCTGTGTAGCTGTCAGGGTAATTTCTTCTTGCCTTTACATCTTCTGTAGCCTGTTTAATAAGCTGTTCGATTACTGGATTGTCTTCTTTGTTATCGAACACCACCACATCAGATGTTGTTTCATCATCATTTGTGACTGTATCAATATGAAATTGTTTAAGTCTGATTTTAACTTGCTCTAATGTGGTGTATTCCATAATTTAGCTCCTATAATCCTAATTTCTCAATTAATAGCTTCTTTAACTCTGCTCCTGTAAGTTCTTCTGCGTTGTTTATACCTTGTTCTGTGGCAAAAGCCTGTAAATCAGATGTAGACATACGATTAATGGTTGTCTTGCTATAATCGAAAGAAGCCCCAGAATTGTTCTTTTCCGGGACTTCTTCGCCTGCGCTATACCATTTGCCATTATGAACCACTATATGTGGATATTTCATAGTTGCACCTCCTACTCTTCGCTATGAACCTCATATACGAATGTGCTATCCATATTCTCGTATGATGGAAGCACAACTTCGGAAGCGAATGTTGACATCTTCATAGGTGGCCCGTACTCTGTCTTTGTAGCGACTGTAATACCTACACCATATACTGTTACATCTACATCAGCTACCTGTCTTGCAGTTCTTTCTTCCGGTGTAGTGCCAAACCAAGTGCTGCCAAGACTGCCTTCTGGAAGAAGCGTAACCTTGTTATCTGGGTAGAAATACTGATCTTTGCCATCATCATCAATGTACATCTTATCGTAAAGTACGATAGTGAGCTTCGCTCTCTTCTGCACTACCGAAATAACAGTATCATCGTCAATCTCAATAGTTGCTGTAAGGTTCTGTGCAAGGATTGAGTTTCTTATCTGTGCATTGTCAAGCAGATACTGGAATGTATTGCTGTTCATAAGGGCATATTTAGCAATCTTGCCCTGCTTCTGTAACTTCTTTCTTGCATTGTTAAGGTCTGTGAGCGGTTTTGAATTAGTTGTATCGCTCCACATACTTGTGCCGGATAACTTTGCGTAATGGTCTTTTGCGTATGAACCGTCCTTGTCATAATCGTAAGCATACTGAACGCCATCACTTACAATAGCAATTACTGGATGACCTGCATTTGTGGCAAGAAGCGACATTCTCATACGCTCTGGTACAACTTCTGCGCCGCTTACAAGGTTGTTAGTATCGTCATACACACTTGATAAAGCACTTGCAAGATATGGGTCGTCAGCAGACTGAATACGCTCGATTTCAAGCATTTCCTCTTCGCCGACTGTTATTCCCTCACGGAAAAATGCCATCTGTGTTTTTTCCTTGCTTAATCCCTCTCTAGCTCTAAGAGTTGGAATCGTGTCAAAGTTGGATGGTGCAAGTGATACCGGAAGTCCTTTGTGTGTCTTAATCCAACTTAAATCAAGCCCCTGTTTCTTTCTTTCAGGAAACCACTGTAAACCAAGATAAGGTATCTGATTACTAGCGTTTTCTGTTGCTGATAATGCGATAGACTTGCTGTCTAATACTTCATTAATTAACATCTGTTTACCTCCTGTTATTATTCAAATACAATCATTGGAAGAGCCGTCTTAACTGCTGCGTCATATGTAACGCCTGAGTGTGCTTCTGCTACCTTTGTGTTAAGATATGCCTTTTTAAGCGCTACTCCCTGTGGTCTGTCTTCTGTTACATCAAATCTTAAGATTCCGATTGCTGTTGCTGTATTATCAGCCACACCTGACTTGTTTACTGGTGTACCAGCCTTTACAATCTTCTTTCCATTCGCATCCTTTTCTGTTACCGTTGAAAAATCAAGTGTTAATGGGATTGCTTCGTTAGGCTCTCTCTTTAAAATCTGAACATCTCCTGCGTATGAAGTCTTTTCATACTGCATATTCATTTCCTTTGCCATTTTTTACCTCCTGTTATTGTTGAATGTAATGTGATAAAACGTCATTGTTCTTAGGTGCATTAGATATAAGGCTTTCTGCTATTTTTTCCGCATTTGTCTTATTGTCTGCACCGCCTTTATTACTGCCGCCGCCTGGAATATCCTGATGTTTAGCAATCTCCTGTTCCTTAGCCTGTGCCGCAGCTGTTTCTTTTTCGGACATAATCTTTCCAAGTTCGGTGTAATCAAGGCTTCCATCATCTTTAACAACTGTCTTTGCCTGTTCAGCAGTAATCTTAAAATTAGTCATGGCTGCTTCCCGCTGGTCTCTGATAGCGTTAGATTTCTGCAAATCGGCTATCTGCTGATTAGCTGTATCTAAGGCTTTATTTGCCTTTTCAAGCTCTGTCAGATTGCCAGCCTGTATTTCATCAAGCTGCTTCTGTAAGTCATCTGCTGTGTCAGCCTTAGCCTTATACTGCTTTGTCTTGTTTTTCTCCGTAGCAACTTCTGAATTGTTCTGATTAAGAAGATTTGTAATCTGTTCATCTGTTGCTTCTGGAAAAAGTTTTAATACATCTTCTCTTGTCATAATTACCTCCGTTAAACACACGCTTTTGTTACCGCAGGTCGCTCCTGCTGTGTCTTCTGCTATTTACCGCATAGCTGCAAAATGTATAAAATAAAAGCAGCTGCCGATTATTCGATAACTGCCTTATTTTGCTGATTATTAAGTTGATTGACTATCTCTTGTGCTTTCTTTTCTTGTTCTTCTACATCTTTAATAGTTTTATATAGATTATCTAAATATGGCTTAGATAATACATATGTTTTTTCAGAATCGCCCCATAAACCAACTGTCTTAATTGCAACAAGTGGATGTATACCAGCTTGTAAAAGTAAAAGCAACGTCTGCGCCTTGGTGTACATATTATCCTGTGGACTGTGATTTATCTGCACATCAAAATCTCTGACTGACAACTTTAAATCTTCTCCTGCAAGCCTTAGGATATTAAGAACAACTATTGCCAATCGTTTTTCACATGTTTTAACAACAGGGTCTTTCAATTTTGCTCTTGTCTTAGAGAAGTCCCATCCGTTTCTTAATTGAACTGCCCCTTGCGTATCTCCGCCGGTGTTACTTTGTTTTGTCGGTATGGCTAATATGGATAATGTATTATCCCACAAATCATCTTTAGCAACTTGGCATTGCGTTTGATTAAGCTCCTGTGTCATAATATCGACATCAGACTTGTTATCTTTATTCATTGACTTAACAACCAATGCGTGGTTTTCTTTCATTTTCTTAAAGTTCTCTTCGTCAATTTCACAATTAACAAACTTAACCCAATACTCGACAAACTGCTGTATGCTATCCATTCTGTTAGACTGCATGTTATTAATAGCATCCAACATGCCTATAACAAGCTCAATATCAGATATTCTTTCATGGTTATTAGGAAACTCAACAATAGGGATTTCGCCGTATGTATGTAGCTTTGCTTCAACTACTTTACTGTCAATAATTCTGAAAGACATAGTATCGGAAAATGCCATCTTATACCAGTTTCCATCTTCATCTTTAAGCTCCTGCACAACAAGTATCTGTTCTTCAGTACTCTCATTATAAATAGCATAAGTATTAAGTGGCGTAGGTGCTACAATTCTGAATGGCACATCTCCTTTTTTAGGTTGTGCTGCTTTGAATGATGTACCTGTTGCGGATTGCCACTCTCCAGCTTTAATGTCTTTCTCCTGCTTATTAGCATCCGCCATAAAATCATTAAGTATGTCAACCGCTTTATTGATAGCTTCATCATCTTTGCGGCTAATGAACTGGATTGGTTCGCCATACGTCTGCCCCACCTTAAACTGAACAATTTCGTATGCGTGGTTCTCGACAATCTTGTTTGTAATATCTTCATTGGTTAGCTTATGCCTGTACAATATTGGTTGGTCGCCCTTGTAGTAATGCCACAGATACTTAATAACCGGTTTATTCCAATTAAATACGCCTATAGTACTTCCAATAACCTTAACAACATTATCTCTTGTTATCCTGTCTACATTTGTATATGCAATTTTACGTCCATAACAGCCTCTAACAAGGTCTTGAAAATACATTGTGTTCATATCTTGCTCCTAATAAAACGTTTTACCGCTTGAAGTTGTCCTATTGTTTGGTACTTCCTTAATTTGAAAACTGTCTTCATCGTTTGGTACATACCATATCCATTTTCCACAATGTCCGCACGTTATTTTATGCGTCATTGGGTCTTTACTATCTGCCTTAGTTAAGAACCTGTGGCAATTAGGACATATAATTGATTTGTCTTTGTTGCTATAAAAATCCATTCTGTTACCTCTTTGCATAATAAAAAAGCACCGCCACAATTAAGTGACGATACTTTTTTAAGATTGTCTATGGAGTAATACTTTCATCGTAATAATACAATATTGTTTCCGAACAAATCGAACAACTTTTATTATTTTTGTTCAATAAACCGGTTAAAAGCCATTCTAATACTATCTTCTGTGTTCCCACCTATGATATGTGCTATCTGAACCCAACTTTTATTTTCCAAAAACCTAAGGTTAATTATTCTTCTCATCCTGCTGTCATCAAGTTTAGCTATAAACTCTTCAACTTCATTGGTTTTTTCTAATAAGTCATCTTCCAATAACTGTAATGTGGCTTTTCTTGCATATAGGAGCGTTTTCTTTCTGCCATACTCTGGAAATGGTATGCCCTCAATCTTAAAATGTTGTTTACCGCCATCTCCGCCGCAAACAGAATCTACAACAGTTTCCCCGGCTTCAATTTTACTTATGTCTCTTTCAAGTCGCTCTATCTTTAGCCTTACTTCTTTTACTTCTTCCTGTAAATCCGAATATTGTGATAAAACTTCCTTTGTTACCATAATATCAATACCTCCTAAATGGATTTTCTGTTGCTTCAACTCTTGCTACATCATTTGGATTTTCTATAAACATTTCAAGCTGTGTAAGTCCATCCGCAGCATCATCATGTTCATTGCCGCCAATGCTAACAAACATTGTTAATTCATCCATAGCTGCTTGGTATTCTTCATTTCTTCTATATCTAACAATTCCTAAATCTGCATCTTTTTTCATTTGTTCTTGTGTGATTTTATGGCTATCAAGAAATATAAATTTTCTTTTTATATCTCCAGAATATGCAATAATTTTTGATAACTTTTCAACTTTATTTGGTGCCTTTCTGCTTGTGCAGGAGCATTTATAATCTTGCTCTTGCAATTTTTCATCAACATACTGGCAATATAAATCTCCTCCAATATTGCCCTCAAATCTTGTCTGTCTTATTTGATTACCTATAATTCTACCTACAACAAGTGGTATTGTTACTTCTTTCGGTCCTTTATTAAACACCCAGTCATAAATGTATACATCTCCATTATCGTATTCTGCCCCAATAGGCATTGACAGGCTGTCTCCTCCGCCCCACGCAATATCCGTAACTCCGATTCTTCTAAAATCTCCATCCGGAAGTATTCCATTAAAATATCTTAATTCATCAGTCGGGAACAGCAACCCCTCACGAACAAAAGGTCTTTGCATAAACTTAGCTTCCCATTCAGCTTTATCAAGTTTTTCTCTCATATCTCTGTAATAAGCTGTTGAAAAGCCATTTATTTCATAATCAAAATTGCTTTCATCGTTTTCATTAAGTGCCGGTATTCTTCTGAACCTGTATTGTGGGTCATTTTCGTATTGTTTTCTCATTCGTTCCAATGGGTCAAGGACATTCCATAATGTACCAACCATAAGTTCTCTTGCTCCATCGTTTTTTCGGTCAACCATTTTGTTTAGATATTCTTGATAAGTATTTTCCATTCGCATAGGTGACAATGAATGCTCTCTATCTCTTACCAAGTCATCTACATACAAATATCCATCTTTTGATACGTCAACTGCACCGGTCCAAGTTCCATCAATACCACGGCAAGTAACTGTTGCAAATCTATCCGGATTTCCAAGAGTGATAGTAAATTCATCAGCACTTTTGTCTGTTACAAGTGGCTTTTTTGCATATTCTGGATTCCAAAAGTAGAATAATTCAGAAAATGTATACTCTTCTGTAGTAAATAAGTTCATAAGCTCTTTGTAAAAGCCTTTTGCAAGTATTCCAGAGTGACCACCCATAGCTGAATGACTGTTAGGTCTGCGTAATGATACCCACGCAAGGAAAAATATACATATAGTGCTGTTGTGTGTAGGCTTTAGTGTCTTTCCAACACAATATATGCCGTCTTCGACCGTTATACAATTTCCATATGATGAGCATTTTGGAATTTTTTCGATTTTTTCAATCGATATTCTTCTTTGGGCGGAAAATTTGTTTAACTGTTTTCTTTTCAACTGGCATGGTATAAATTTTGTCGGATTAAAGCTAATAGTCCAATAATTCTTTTTCCCTTGTATTCCAGATGAACTTGTTTTAGGATTGCACATTTTTATAGACGTTCTCCATCTAAACGTATTGACAAGTGTCACAAAATCTTCTTTAAGAGTAAAATCAGATGTTGTGAACTGATACCTATTTTCTTTTTCAATTAAGCAGCCATCAGTATCTAGCAATCCAGCTAAAAGTTCTAATCTTTGTTCTTCGTCAGCAATTAAATATTCATCTGGAATGTGTTTAAGTGTTGTGTGCCTACTGTGACACATTCCATATTTTTGTAATTGTTCTCTAAGTCCTTTAAAGCCATAGTATCTTACACCGGTAGTTTTGTGTTTTGTATCCCATGCCAATCCATATCCAGCAGATAATATTTTTTGAACTATTGCATAATCGCTTTCCGCTCCGCATATATCCGGATTAGTATTTCTTCCATCGCCAAGCCACGCTCCTAATGTATACGGGTCAACCCATAGTGGTTTATGGGAGCCTTGAAGTTCTTGTGTGTCAGGAAGAAGCATTCTTTTTCGTCCATCTTTCTCAAAAAGATTTTCCTTTAAGAATTTTGTTTCGTATGTAACTTCTCTCTGTAAGCGCCTGTCGTATACAACCCACTCATGGTTTCCATGACAAACAATGCTTTCTCCATCCGAAAAAGTAACCTTATACTCCATTTCACAAGGGTTATGGATTGCTAATACGCGTTTAAATTCTCCGTCAATCCCTATTACTCTATCTCTTATAGTTAAATCGCCATGCTTTTTCCAACCTTTTTCTGTCAATACCGGTGTATCGTAAGAAATCGCTTTTCCAACTCTTGACGGCATTGATAATCCGTAAAATTTGATTATCCCGTTCTCAAGGTCCTCAAGGTCCTTAACTACAACTTTAAGTGTTTTACGGCGTGGAAAGTAAAATCTTTTGCTCCAATGTCTTTTACGTTCCATATAAAACATAAAACTTTCAAAATTGTAATAGCTCTCCAGTTTTAATACATCATAAAACTGATTAAGTAGTGGATATTCACTATTGCTTTCCTGTACAACTTTTTCAACTTCCCATATATCTTTTCCGTTAAACTGCTTTGTACAATAGCCATTTATAAGTTCTTTTGCCCTAGCCGTACATTTTAACATTGTGTCAATTTCGCCCTCATTCTTAGCAAGTTGGCACACGTTGTAGTAGGCTTCTATGATGTTTTCATCTATTCCTTTTTGGGATATGTATTTTTCGCAATCAGAAATTAAACTTTCCAATTCAGACATAAAGAAAAGCACCTCACTTTTCAGCAAAGGTGCTTATAGACCTCTGCCTATAACTGTTTTAGGGTAGCGGCTAACTCCATTTGTTAGCCGGTAATATTTTATTAGACTGTTGGCATTCCTTCATTACAAACCGGATGCAATTTGTTTATAAGTGCATTATAATCATCAATTACATACCTTACCGGAATCATATATGCTTTAATGCCATATATTTCCGCAGTCTGTCTTTCAATATGGCAGCCATTCCAATCATAGCTCTCACATATTCCAATAAATACATCAGCCCGTGCCAGCTTCTTAAGGCTTTCTCCTAAAAACCATACAGCTTCTTTACTATCTTTAGGTGGGTTATCCTCAATGTAGCTGTCGATAAGCTCTAATTCCTCGCCCTCGTATATTTCAGCAACCTTTTTCATCTTCTGAATACTTGCCTTGATTTCTTTCTCTGTTCTGCCTTTCATTGGCACGCTTACAAATAATTTTTTCATAATATATTCCTTTCTGCTGATAATCAGCAATCATTGTTCTAATTCATCAATTCTGTTTTCAAGTACATTTATGTACTCTCTCATTTTTTGTCCGTCCTTTTCCGAAAGATACTCAACACCAGTAGTCCCTATTTCCCACGATATGTCCTTTAAGTATTGGATTGCATTTTCAACTTTGTTATCGTCACGATTAAGTTCTTCACATAAACACTTAGCAATATCTTTAAATGGCTGTGGGTGTTCTACTCTCTCTAATGCCTTTTCAAAGGTGCAGTTTTTCTTGTGATACATAATAATCCCGGCAGCTTCATATTTTCCAAGATTAACTCCTAAAAATCGGTCTGTAACTGTGTCCCATATAGCATATAAGTTGTCTATATCGTCTTGTAATGCGACTATTAACATTTTTCATCCTCCACAACCCCATCAATTATTGTTCGTTCGAGCAATTCTCCAATGCTTATATTTGCCCTATCCGGCAATTGTTTGTATAATTCAATAAATTGTTGCTTTGTCAAAGGTTTCCAATTTGGATTGTCTCTCTTGCACTTAAAGTCTGTAACTCCCGGACCACATACATATCGTTCATTTCCGTTTGTATCAACAAAGGGACCAGTACAAAGGTCACAGTTCATTAAATGCTCACAAGGTTTTGGTTCGTGGCTATATCCGCTACAAATCTTTGTATCTGTATACTTCATAAAACCACCTGCGATACTTTACCTTTTTTCATTTCTTCCTCTGCTACTTTAATCGCATTTTCTTCGCTTACAAAATATTCTTTTCCAACCAAGTTATGTTCAATGGCTTGCACAATTTCCCAATAAGATGTCCATTCTCTTTCAATTATTTGATACCCAGAAATTTTACTTTTTGCAAAAGCAATAGGTCTATTTGTAACATGGTCATACCTGTTTTCACGTTCTGTTATACTATAATTAAATTGTATTAAATAATACTTATCGCCTTTCGTGAATGGTAAAACTATTATATTTTTCTTTACCTTTAATTTCATTCAATCACTCCTAACAATTTATTTTTATTCCCTCTGTCAATATGACAGTTTTATCCCTGTTTATTCCTCATAAACCTCTCAAAATCTTCCATACATTTATGGCACAAGTCGTATGTGACATTTAAAATACCATTCCTTGTAATCGAATTTCCGCACAGTATTCCTTTTTCAATTTCAGCACCGCACCTGTCGCAAGTGCGCCATTCTTTTTGATGTTTCATCCTTCCACCAACTTTCTACCACAGATAGGACAATAAGCTATTTTCATTACCATTTCAACATTCATATCTTTACTGCCACACACCGCAAAGGGTGGACATTTATTCAAGTCGCATGTAATTACAGGTTTATTTGACAACTTATCAATCTTAAATTTGCCATAATGTGTTATGATAGGAAATTTTTTCTCGCAAAATTCACACATATTACATCCCTCCTAGTTATCTTTTCCTTGGCGTAAATAATGTGTCCGGTAATACTTCGCCAGTTAAAAACTTATTCACATACTTCATAAAAGTCGGAACACTCATTCCGGCTATCTCTGCTGCCTTAACTTGGCTACATTCCCTGTTTAAGTATTTTGCTACACCCTCCGAGAACTTATCAATGTCCCGTGTTTTAACTCCTTGCGCCATAGACATATCTCCTTTTTTTGATAATCGGATAGACAGGGATTGAACCTGTGACCTCTTGGTGTCGTCAAGAGGTATCTCCGTTTGAGCTATCCGCTATGATTGATGTGGCGTGGATTTGAACCACGCATGAAATTCCGCTAGTTAGTCTGCACCTACGAATAGGGATAAATGGATTTTTATTTTCTAACGGATTTATTGGTGTAATTGCTTACAGCTATTTACCAGACTTGTTAATAGCAATTCTTGATGCACACCGTTTTCTTAACCATCAATTAATGTTTACCCATTCCATCACACATCAACTCACATGTAGATGGTTTTAGAGAAATTAGATAACCAACAACTTATTTCTCTTTTCTGTTTACACGCGAGAACGCCGTACACAGGATTTGAACCTGCAAGCCTTTTACAGCCAACGGTTTTCAAGACCGCTTCCTCATCACCCGGACATACGGCAAATATAGCAGTGTGGTGAAACTGCTATATCCTGAAATTGCTTTTGCCACCACTTTGTACAATTTCGTGCGGACTTTCTACCACTTACGGCAATGTTCGTACATTGTCGTAAGTTAGCGCAGTGTGTAGGATTCGAACCTACAAGGCGAACAAACGCCCGGCGGCTTAGCAAGCCG